CATGAACAGAAGGCCAATAGCTAAAACAGTTCCACAGCTGTAACTCGTCCGGGCGCATATCGGGCACTTGATCTCTAGAAAAACGTTTTTGGAAAAACGCTGAGATAGGCAGACGATAGTATACCGCGCCATTCGGAAGTAAGACATGAAAGAGGAGCGCGCGGCCAGAGATACTTGCAATGCCGAAAATAACACAGTCTCTTTCACCTCTTTTCTTTTCATCCATATCGTAGAGATACTCTGTACGAATTTTACAATATATTGGTGGTATATTCGCGTTAAGGTAGGCCATATTTTTATCCTATAATTATCCATAAATATCTCCCCAATTCTCACCTGATTCATAATCAACTTTATTTGGGACATCTAGTGTAACAGCATTTTCCATGATTTCAATAATTTTATCTGCATGTTCTTGTGACTCTACAGATAAATCGAGTTCATCATGAATTTGAATATGTGCTACAATACCTTCTTTGTATAAATCAATCATAGCTTTTTTAGTCATATCAGCTGCACTACCTTGAATCAATTTATTTAAAGCTTTGTAAGTATAAGCTCTCTTGATCCCTGGTCCGTGTTCCTGGAGTGCTTGTTCTTGAGGCAAGGCTTTGTGCATACCAAACATATTCGGTTCCCATAAATGAAACCTACATAATCGTCCAAGTAAAGTTCTAATCTTACCTCGTTTCTGCGCTCGATTCGATGCAGCATTCATTAAGTTTTTAACAAAAGGTACTCTTTCATGATACTGTTCAAATAATTCTGCAGCTTTTTCTTTTGTGACACCTAGTTCAGCTTGTAATTTAGTTTTACCCATACCATAGAATAATCCTAAGTTAATGGTTTTAGCTTGAGACCTTGGTATATCCGCCATATCTGCTACTAATTGGTGAAAGTCTGTATTTGTATTTTCATTATAAGCATCAACAACACTATAAACAGATGGAAATTTTTCTAGTGATGCATAATGTACAACCAATCTTGGTTCTTGTTGTGAGTAGTCAAAACATCCCCAGGTACATCCTTCTTCAGGTAAAAACAAAGATCGTATCATAGGTCCAAGATCCTTGTTCCGTGCTGGAAGTTGCTGTAAATTTGGATTGTTATAACTAAATCGTCCAGTCACAGTTCCACCAGCATCAGAACGGATCTGATTTATTTCAGCATGAATTCGTCCTTTATGTTCAAATCTTAAAATTGTATCAATAAAAGTTGTATGTGCCTTGTTAATTTCTCTAGCTTGTGCTATTTTTTTTACCAAAGGATGTTGATGTTCAGAAAGAAAATTTTTAGTAAATGATGGTGCGTCTGATTTTTCAGTTCTTGAATATTCTAAACCAAGTTTGTCAAAAACTTTTGCAATACTTCTTGCCGCCCAAATCTGAGGATCAATACCTGTCTGATTTTTTACTTCTAACAATAAGCTTTCTTCTTTGCTTTGTAATTCTTTTTTTAATGATAGAGCCCGTTCTGCATTTACTCTTACTCCTTTAAATCTCATATCGACTAGACATGGAAATAAATCTGTTTCTAAATTAAAAATAGATTCTATGTCCTGGTGCATAATTTCTTTTTTAAACATTTGCCATAACTCTAATGTCAGTTCAGCATCTTTCTCTGCATAAGATCCAACATGTAATGCAGGGAGCTGCCACATATCTGCTTTTGGATCTAAACCTTTTTCTTTTGCAGCTTCATTTAATGCAGCTTCGTTTTTACCATGACCTAAATAATCCCAAGACAAAGAATTTAATGTGTATGAAAATCTATTCTCATCAATTAAACTTGCTGCAATCATCGTATCTACGATTAAACCATTGATTTTTATACCTAAATTTCGTATCCAACATACGTCATACATGGCATTATGAAAGATTTTTATAGCTGGACTCGCCATGGTATCTCTAAACCATTCTAAAGTTTTTGCTCTATCCATGTTGGGCCCTGATCCGTGAGCAATGGGAAAATAAAATTTTCGTCCCGGCACAGCAACCGCAATACCGACAACTTCACCATTACCTATAACTGAACCTGAACCTAATTTTCTTAAGTCAGGATCTCTAGTTTCTAAGTCAACCGCAATCTCATCATACGATCTTAAATCTGGATATTCTTCGGGTTCAACCCATTCGGTTTGTGCTACAAATAAAGGTACTCTCATTATTTCTTTTTCTCCTCTTCTTCTTTTTCTTTTTCTTCTGGTTTCTTTTTTCCAAAGATTTCTTCAAAGTTTTTTTTATATAAATCACTAGGCGGTCGACTTCGACCATCCCATTGTCTACCTTTTTCTCTTCCCATTATTTTCTACTTTCATTTGTTCAATTTCTAATTCACAATAATGAATTATTTTTTTAAGATCTTCAATTCCATTCTTATCTTTATAACGACAAACATATTTAATAACATTTCCTTGAAAGAAACTCAAGTCGTTAGTCCTTGTAAAAGTATAAGGTTGAATTTTAAAATTTTTATAGTGACTTCCTCCAACTTGTTTGTCTCTTGGAAATGCACTTTCAAATAGATTTTTATCTGTCATAGTTTGCTCCTTTATAGTTATGTGGTAGTTGTTGATTTAACAGGGTTGATGAATATATTTGGGACTCGAAGGCCCCGAACCAACGTCGCTCGTTAGAGCATGAAGCTACCACTCTCCACTGAGACATTCCCTCTATCCCGACCGGTTTAAAATCACAAAGAATAGCCATAACGCTCCTTCTTTGGTTTTAATAAGTACAAACTGTTTTTAGTTCTAGTAATACCAACATACCAAACTCGATGTTCTTCATCTGCTTTTTTAATATTACTTTCAACTGAATCTCTTATTTTTTTAGCATTGTCTAAAACAACAATAACATTTTCACACTCTCCACCTTTAGCTGCGTGAATAGTAGATACTTCTATTCTTGGGTCTTGATTTAATTTCTCTCCATTACCCAACATAGTTCTTATATAATAACATTCGTCCTGGTCTGCTTTTGTAAATACATTGTACCAAAGATCATCTTTTTGATATCCAAAGTCTTTAAGTTTATATAAAGCCTGTGTTTCTTTAAAATTAGGATGCATAGAAACATATTCTGATAATTCTTTTGCATCTGCTGAAGATAAAGCACTACCTTTACAAAGATAACCAAAGTTTAAAATAGCCTTATAAAGCCTAGTATTATAACTCTTTCCAAATCTACTTTTATAATATAAATTATTCTGTCTTAATTGTTTTGATATTTCATCAGATCTATAAGTTGTTCTAGTTAAAATTAACCAATTACCTTTTGTTAAATCAATATGATCCATATTGTATATATGTTGAACTGAACCTTGTATTCCTTTTTTAGGAAAATAATCTTTTTGTTTTCTAACGGTTATTCTTTCTAAGATAATATTTGTAAGCTCTTGAACTGCTGGTGGTATACGATTTGAATAATTTAATATTACTTCTTCTGCAGGTTCATTTAAAAATCTTTCAACATCTGCACCAGCCCAGGCAAAAATAGCTTGGTCATCATCACCAGCTAAATAAATATCTTTTGATTTTTCTTTTAATACATCAAACATTCTCCATTGTATTGGAGATAAATCTTGAGCTTCATCTATAAAAATAACATCAAACTCTTTACATTTTTCTTTTTCATCTACAAATTTTGTAATCATATCATTGAAGTCATATAGATTATCACCTTTGAAATGATTATAGTTTAAATAAACATGACCTAATGTTTCATAGTCTAAGTCATCACTATATTCATTTGTATTAAATTCTTCTTCTGGAGAAATATTTTTTACTCTAGCTTTATTAATAAGTTTAAAATACTCACTATTAAAATTTAAATAACCAGACTCATCACCTGAATCTGTAACTCTTAAATTTAATTCTTTACCGATTTGCTCATAATGTACTGGCTGCATAACATTCTCTTCACTCATACCTAAAGTATGAAATGCAAATGAATGTAAGGTTTGAAAATATGGTAAATCTTTTTTATCTAAGTCAGGATTCTTTTCTAACATTCTTTCTTTAGCTTCATTAGCTGCTTTTCTGGTAAATGCAAAATAACCAATTTTATTTAATGGTGTACCTTTTTTAATATATTCATCTACATAATTTAATAATGTAGTTGTTTTACCTGTACCTGGAGGACCAAAAATCTTTTTAATCATTAAAAATTTTCTCCTCTAGTATTATTAATTACTCTTTCTTGTGGTTTCTCTCCATCAGATAATAATTCTGGAAACTTATCTAAAGATATCTTAACAACATTTATGGGTTTAAAATATTCATCATTATTATCTTTACCTGGAAATCTTTTTTGATTATTAAAATCTGCTTCAAATAATTTTTTCATCATTTCTCCAGTCACCATTCTGTTTTCTTTCCATTCTTTATTTTTTAAAGTATTAAAAAAACTTGCATATACAAAGTATGCATGACTATCTTCAATTAATACTGCACCTGTTTTAAATGATGCATGAGTCTGTGCTTTAGGTCCATTTAAATAAGTTAATAAATATTCTTCTAATAATTCATCTGGAGTTGTGCCTTTTGGTGGAGGTGTTGTTAATTTAGGTGGAAATAAATTATCGAGTATATTTTGAAATTCATCCTGTTTTATTTTTGGTGGAATTTTATCTGCTGCTGCACCAATGATAGCTCTAATATTATCTAACTCAATAATTTGTTTTATATTTTTTGCTCTAACTTCTTTTGTAGTTTGTCCATCAGCTAACGTTACATTAAATGTATACTGTGGTTCAGGGTAAGTTATTTTTTGTAATCCTGATAGTGCTGGAAAAACTTTTTTCTTATCCGATAAATAACCAAAAGCTCTTTTACGACACTCTGCTTTCATACACACAGGTTGTATTGGATCTTCATTACAAGTATGACCTTTGGTTTCTCTAACCCAAGATTTTAATTTCTTTTTAGTTTTATCTTCTGACCAATCTAAAACACCATTTGCATCTTTTTTAAAATATTTACCTGGTGCTGCAATAACCATATCTTCCCAGTTATCTGGGTATTTCTTTTTAGCCATAACCATGTAGTTATATAAAAACCTATCTCTACCATCTGTTAATGGTTCTTTGGTTAATATTTGTAAACACGGTGGACCATCATTAAATTCTTCTCCACCGCCATTTAATAAAGACCTAGTATGTTCTAATGTAAATTCTTCTAATTCATCTGCGCTATATGTATTAGCATCAATAACATCTACAAATTGATCAAATGTAAATGTTGTACCATCTAAATTAAATCCAACTCTTTCTGTTTTTTTGTAATAAGGTAAATTGATATACTGACCCATGTTCCACTTACCTTCTGCATCTTTACCTAACTCAGTTTGTTTAGGATAGATTTCAATATTGTTTGGAAGTTTTAATGTAAGTAATAACCCTTCTAAAAAATTTCTTATAGCAACTGCTCTTATTTTTTCTTTAACAAATAAATATAAATGTAAACCACCAGATTTAGATTTAACTGGAACTAATGGTAATTTATGTTCTGCAATAATATCTAAATATTTTTTATATGGAAAATTAGAATAACTGTGTTGTTTATCATCAATATCAATAGCACCAAATTGTGCCATACCATTATCATCACATGGTTGAATACCAATAGATTGTCTACCATTTAAATGATCTAAATAGTCTTGTTCCTTAATTGGATGATGTGACCAACCATAAACTGGTTTTGCTTTACCTGTACTTGGATCAATAGATAATTTGGTTAAGTCTGCTTTACCAAACGCTCTTTCTAATCCTTTAAATGCTTCTATAAATCTTTTTTCTTTATTCATTAACTGTCTCTAGTTTATGTGGGCGATTGCTCGCCCACACATTAAATGAACTAAAAGTTTGTAGCTTCAGCTTGTGCCGAACCATTTGATTCGCCATGCTTAACTTTAACATCACCTTTAGATACACTATCAGCAAAAGACTTAGCTTGTTGATACAATGCAGCATCCTGCACTGGACCAATCTTACTAACTTCCCAACCAAACCATGTACCTTTATCATTTGATTGTTGAGTAGTTCTCAACTTATATGTATGACTAAAGAAAGCTGGAGTAAACATTCCGTTCTTCCCTTTCATCTTGATACTAGCCATCATACTATTCCACTTTCTACTAATCTTTAATTGTGTTGACTTCATGGCAATTAAAGCAGTTGAAGGTGTTTTACTATTAACTACTACAAAATGACTAGCTGTTTTTTCAATATAATTACCATTTGGTAATCTATCTTTATAGTCAGTACCTCTTGTAGTTTTAGTCATGATATCACTAGAAGATGGGTGGATAGCAACGGGTGCTCCGGAACCTTCGCCTCTATCTTGCCATTCAATATATTCTAATTTGTAATGACAAGGAATGACTTCAATTCCTTTTTCAC